TGCTGAATGATTGGTAGCTATCAACTGCTACCGAAATATTTTTTTCTTTTCTAAAATTAAACCACCCCATAAATTAATCGTATATGCTGTTAGTGTTACCGTTCTCTACTACCATCCTGCCACTATCCACCAACTCGCCATTGTTTCTTACTTCATATTTCCACTGACCGCTTCTAAAATCATAATCAACACCGTCGGTCAACAAAAATAAGTTATACCTATCCTTAAAATTAGAAATGTCATTTAACGTGATTTCTACCTCTTCTAATGATAGTATATTGATGAACTTAAAATCAAAAGAAAGTGCATCTACCCCTAAAGATAGACACACTTCATTAACCTGATTTTTGTAAAGATAAATCAACTGCCTACGATTGAGGAGTTAATAACGCTGGTATTAACGCAGGGTCAACTGTATAAGCTAATTTGTCATTTGTTGCAGTCCAAACAACTGCATACTTCGACCCGTCTGCTTTAGCTGTTCCAGAGCCCTCACCGATTGAAGTTATTTGCATATAAGGGAAGTACCAATAAATACCGTTTCCGTCTTCAACGATAATAGATAGGTATCTTTGTCCCTCTGACATAATTTTCAACGCTCTAGATTTCGCACCGTCGCGACGTAACAAAGGCAAGTTAATCGTTTGAGTAACCACCGTAGAGCCATTCTCGTTTGAGTTCTGCTCATCCTCTGTATAGTTACCGATGTAACGGTTAAATTCTACCTTAACAAAAGCGTCAGTACGTGCTATTGCCGTGATTTCCCAATTTGCCTCGTCAACTGTTAACCCAGTTACGTTGTCTTGGTCGGTTACCCATAGGTTGTAAATACCTCCTAAGTTGTTTTCACATCCTTTTATTATTTCTTCTAATGTTGTACAAGCCATTTTATTTATTTTTTATAAAAAAAGGCGGTGTTTTCGCACCACCTTTTCTTGGGTTATTAATTATGATTACGATACTAATGGAGAGTAAAGTACTATTTGAGTTGGGTTAGTATGGTAGAAACCTAATTTCAAGTCTGTTCTTGTTCTGATTACAGGCTCTGCAACTGTATCTCTCAAGTTAACTGCTCTAAGGTCGTTATAATCACCCTCACCGTCAAACGCATAGATTAAGTCATTTTTCAACGCACACACCATTGTGTTAGTTGGTAAACCAGCACATTCAACGATTTCTATTCCGATGAATTTCAAGGTTAACGCTTCAGTTACAAATGCGATGTTATTACCTTGAGCCGTAGCGATTAAGTAATTTTGTACGATGTTTGAAGAAGCATAAATTCTCAAGTCACTTCTACGACCTTTTAAAACATTTGGTAAACCAGCAATTAACTTAGTCATTTCAGCAATAACATTGTTTACAGTTGAAACTGTACCATGTACTTTAACAACGTCTGAATCAGCAGTTAACCTTTTCAAGTGTCCATCACATAACGCTAATGTAGTGTCTAATGAATCAGTGTCCCCGTTCCATCTAATCAATTCGATTTCCTCACCGATTTTAGATGCCATTTGCTCCCAATAGTAACTCATGAAAGAAGCCACATCCCAAGCACCGTTTGAGCCTTGCGACATTTGTAAAGATACAAACGATTGCTCTAAGTCAAATTGACAAAGTTGTGCCATTGCTGACAAAGGACATACATTAATGTCTATTGCATCCAAAGTGCTATCAGTTGCACTAAATGAACAATTAGCTTCTTGTAAGATGTTATCAAACAATACATTTGCTAATTTAGTAGCCGTTTTAATACCAGGTAATGTACGGAAATTGTTAGCTACCATTGGAGTTATGTACGCCTTAGCGTAAAACTCTTGAGGGTTAGGACAAAGTAATGCGTTTGTCTCAACCGTTAAATCATACTTTAGTTTTTTCATTTTTACGTTTTATTTTTTAGTTGTAAAATTCATAAATGCCATCAATTTTTGATGTGCCGACATTTCGGTCTTTTCTTCAATTTCTTCTTTTTCTTCCTCAGCGATTTCCTCTTTTGCTCTTAACTCAGCAATAAGTTTTAAAACCTCGTCAAACTTTTCGTCAACGTATTTCTTAACCTCTTCATTCATTGCTGGTGCTGGCTCTTCGGCTGGCTCTTCTTCTACGGCTGGCTCCTCTGCCATTTCCTCTTTCTTTTCTTCTTCTTTTGGCATTTCCTCTGCCATTTCTTCTTGAACTTCTTGTTCTTTGATTTCGATAATTTCACCGTCTTTCACGACGTATATTTTACCCTCTATCAAATGTTCACCATCAGGTAACTTCATACTATATTGTTTTTTAAATTCCTCTTTTAACTTCATTCCTAAATATCCCTCGATTGAGAAACCTACCCTATCTGATTTAACCAACTCATCGTAATACTCTTTGTCCGTTACTTGAGCCGTCATCATTAATGTTCCAATAGGCACATCTAAATTGTACTTGCTGTACGCTTTGTCTTCTTTGCTTTCAACTATCCACGCTTCAAGTATGTAAGCTGGTACTTTATTTTCTGCGTTGTGGTCGATGTTAAATAGGTCCTTGTTATGTAGGTCCTTCATCAACTTAGCGTGTAACTCTTCAATTACTTCGGCTGTAAAGCGTGTCGTATATTCGTATCCATCCTCTTCGTCCCTACGATAAATTTCCATAGGTATCATCACGGGCGCAGTTATACGTTGCTTAACATCGTCGTTAAAACGAAATACTTTTTGTTGGCTGTTATACGCCATTCCTTTAACGATAATAGCTGGCGTAGAAGTGAACGCAATCATGTCTATTCCTAGCTCTTGACCGTCTTCAGCGTATTGCTTATCAATCGTAATATCGTATGTTGGTAGCTGTGCCATCGTTTATATTACAAAAATTTGTATATTTGTTCAAAATTTAACAATATGATTAAAATTAATGGAGAAAGTATCCGTAACCAAGTGAGCGAGTTCACAGTGAAAGATTATGAATTTGTTAGTGCTAAGTTGAATAATAAGCACTTAGATAACATTGAAAAGTATTTGGCAATCTTTGAATATTTGGGGGCTGATATGACCTATGTCAACAACCTACAATTTGAAGCGTTTAAACAATTGATTATTGACTTTAATCAACAAGACAAAACGGAGTTTCCAACGATTGAAGAGGTAGAAATTAACGGTTACACTTACAAGGCTTCAACTGAAATTAAGGTTAAGGACTTGAAACACATTGAAAAGGTATTTAAGCAAGAAAAGTATATCTCTAATTTGCTTGCTATATTGTTTAAAAGAACCGATTTGAGTGATACGGAGCACTATACAAAGGCACATTTACAATTGAAAGCGAAGTTATTTAGGGAACAACCAGCAACGCTTTGTATTCCTTATTTAATGGCAGTAGGACAAACATTCCAAAAGCAATATGAAAAGACTATCGAGCTGGAAGCAAATAACGATTAATCAATATTCCGATGTTACTAGCTTGGTGGCATCGGAGTACTCATCTTTGCTTGAATTTAAGTGCCATTACTTGAGCATTTTGTATGATTGTGAAATTGAAGACATTGAAAATTTGACCGTCGATGAGTTAACCGACGTGTCTAACTTACCGTTCCTTAGTAAGCTACCAACGGAAGTCAATAGCAAGGTGTATGATTTTGAGTTGATACCATTTAACAAGTTGACGCTAGGGCAATTTATAGACTTAGAAAACTTTATTACCGACGTTAGCAAAGTGAGTGCTATAATCTACCATAGACCGAATGAACAATATAACTATGATATAAAAGCCCGTGCAAACATAATGAACGATTTAAGCATGCACGACTTATACGGTGCTTATACATCATATTTGAATTACCGTGAAAACATTATAAATAATTCGGGGCTATTTGAAAGTGCTGAAACCGACGAAGACGACCCACAACCTAAGTCAAATAAATACGCTTGGGAAATGATGGTTAACGTGTTATCAAATGACGACATAACAAAGTATCACAAAGTGCTTAACCTTAGTCATGTGCTTTGTTTCAATTACTTAAGCATGAAAAAAA